AGGTTCAATCCGGAGAAAACATCATGGAAGTTGTTTACAACGGATACATCGGTCAACCTATCCCGGACGGTGTTTTCACTGAATCGTTTGATACCATTCGTCAAAGGATTGAAACTACTTGGAAATCAATGCCTCCTCTTCACGATGCTGTTTCTGATGAAATCAAACAGCTCCAGAAGAAATTGAGTGTTTGATAAAAAGTTTTTTATTTATTTTAAACAAAAAAATTGTAATTTTGTTTGCATTGTATCGACTTAATAAAATTGCAAATATATATAAAATAATAACATCATATATTATTATTAAATAAATACCAATGGCAGATCTCTATACAAAATTAGGAAATAAATTATTTTTCTCAACTCTTCAACAGAGTGCTGATAGTAGTTCCAGACAATTAAATAAAATTACACCTATTCAAAATGTTAGTCTTTCTACATTACAATTGAGTTCTAATTGGTGTTTTAAATATGCAAAAAGTGTCGGTTTGTACTTTTTGAATCTTTTACTACGTATTCCGCCCATGTATGATTCTAATATTCACGAATCAAATGATATACTTACAAAACAAACACAGGATACATTCGGATCGATTATAAAAGATTACAATATTGATCATTGGAAATATCCCGTTGATTCGGATGAAACATTGAAGACAATTATAAGACAAGGAATTGGATCATTGTTGATCGAGAAAGATAATAATTATGATAATGGTGATACATTTGTCATTGATTTAAGTTCAATGGAACAATACGAAGTTCGCGACGGACTCGATTGCTATGGTGGAAAGTTAAGATTCGATAAAGAATTTAATTTGATTTCAATTAAATACAGAGGTTTAACATATACACCCCAAGATAAATCATGGCCACAAGCTAAAATGATTTTCCGCTCCAGTCTTATCACAAATGCAATAGTCAAATGGCATGCAATTAAATTTCATTTGTTCTACGGATCAAATATTGCATCAACTCTTCAACAATTAGAACCAAATAATTTCTTGCGTACCTTTTTGACTCCATTTCAATTTAACAATTTGAATGCTGCTACAGAGGCCACTTATGTATTATTCACAGGAAAGGTACAATTCATTCGTATGTTTGGTTTTTCAAGTCGGGGTCTAGATAATTTTATCCGTGATTCACTCGATTCAACTGTTCACGAAAATTTTGATAGTATTTGTTATCGTCTTGGTGATCTTGTACCAAATTCTCCCTATTTTACGGATGGATTGGATTTATGGAATGTAATTTATGATTTAGTAAAATCAGTTGTTAATAATTATTATAATGAGCAGTCAGTGAACGTATTTAAACAAAATTTATTTAAAAAAAGTAATAACAAGGTCGTAATTAATACAAAAGGAGATTTAACTAGATTTATAACGGAATATATTTTTATTAGTGTTGGATGTCATGAGGTGATTGGTAATGATATCTTAAAATATACTTACTATCCTAATTTGTGTGCTTTTAAACTCAGATGGAATAATGATATTTCTTTGATGAACGCTGATTCTCAAACATATCATCAAACCATTCTTATATCAGTTCTCACTTCATTACTGAGAATGCCTCGACTTATGGAAGATCTTTCTAGTCTATTTTCAAATATATATATGAAAGACCAGTTCGTTCAATTCCACACTGATTTGTTAACTGTATGTAAATCGATTGATGAACGCAATGCGTCACGTGATGAGGCGTTCTTTGGATTTCATCCAGATCGTTTAGATGTGTCGATGTCTGCATAAAATTAAAAAAATTGACAAAATTTATCATAATATTATCCATTACAATTGACATTATATTCATTATATTATTAATAAGATTATTAATAAATTTACAGAAAATTAATGAACAAAAATGTTCAGACGATTTTTGTCTAGGTTCAGCGATCTCAACAGGTTTCACATTAACAATCTTAATATTGATGCATATGAAGCCAAATATAGGATTGATCGTTTTCCCAACTTTCCCATTGTTAAATTTACATTGGGATCGATGTTAATTGGAGCAACAACATGCGCAGTATTCCATAAACAAATCAAACAGTTGATTACATCAGAGGGATCCCAAGTAGCAGGAAATATTATTGTTTCTCCAGAAGTCAAGCAAAATATTATTGCCTTAGCTGACGAAGAATGGTTCAATGATTTGGTAGGAAAAAAAGCTTCTCAAATCGCAAAAAATACAGTAAAAGAACTGATCAATGACCCAGAAATAAAGAAACAATTATCAGAACTGTTGATAAGTGTGATTAAAGACGAAGAAAACAAAAAAGAAATGGCTGAAACTATAAAAGATGTATTTGCCACTGATGTGGTGAGTGACCAAGTTGGCAAAACACTCAGAACAGGAGCAAAAAAAGCTGTATTCGGTTAAAATAAATTAAAAATTAGAATTGTCTGAAGGTATATTCAAACTCGGGTTGACATTCGTTGTTCATAAAATTCTGATCATAAACACGTAAACTTACTTTATAATCTTTCACATTCCTTAATCTATAATCAGCACGATATGGAAAAGTTAATACCCACGTACTATTAAAAAGATGTGGATTATGTTTTTTTGCCATTGGATTGTAATTCCATGATCTACATGTTGTGCATCCTAATGTTGTCGCAAGTTGTGGAATTATATTATTTTCCCACACAATAAGAACGTTGTTATAATTTCCAAGATTTTTTAAAACATTTTTTGCAACATCTTTAATTTTTTCATTTTTAGTGCAATTTACTGTTGAAATATTTAATTTATTAGCTATTATATCAAGAGTTTCAATTGGTCTAATCGTGCGTGATGACTTTGCCATTCCATATTCTGGCGATCCTAATGGAAAAGGACCAAAATAATAATCTGCTAAACAATATGTATGTTTAACCCCGACTTCGCTAAGTCCCATTTCTGCATCGTAATCTTTTTCATTGTGTCTTATTATATACACATATTTTTGTTGATCATTTGCCGATACCAAACCAATTAAGCTCATACCGATCAAACAAATAATAATTATTTGTTTATGCATTATTTTATTGTTTTGTTATTTGATCATTTTATTTATGATATTTTTTAATTAATTTTAATTTCAACTTTTTATGATTTTTATAATTTTATGAAAAAATTTGACAATTCAAGTAATAATATAGTTCTAAAAAGTAATCAATAAGTAATTAATAAGTAATTAATAAATAAATATATATATTTATTATAAATATTGATGTCGACATTAATCATTTCTGCAGACGGAGATAAGGGCATCGATGGTACCAATGGTAAAAAATATGTTGAAAATTATGTATCTCCCGGAAATGGACGAGATGGTGAAAATGCAACCGAGGGTACAAATGGAAAGGATGGTGGTATCATTAGTTTGAATCTTCAGACTAATTCATCTAATTTTTCTAATTTTTCTAATTTTTCTGGCGGGGAGAACGAAATATGTGTAATAGGTACAAAAATAATTGACTACTCATTTCAAACACCAATTAATCAAAAAATCTACATGAATGATCAAACAGTTATCGAACTTGTTTCCAGAGGAGGAAGAGGAGGTGATGGTGCGAATGGATTTAATGGTGAGAAGGGACGTGATGGTGAAAGAGGTCATAATGCCACAAAACACTCAAATGGAACAAATGGTAAAAATGGTTTCAAGGGAGGAAGTGCTGGATGTGGAACAAACGGAATGAATGGAGGAAAAGGTGGAATTATCGATATAACTATATCAGAAAAAGACACACACTTATTGATGTTATTAAAACACAACATTAATGGAGGATTACGAGGCAAACAAGGTTATCATGGTAAACAAGGAGAAGGAGGTAGGGGTGGTGCAGGAGGATCATCATATGACTGGACAGAACATTATGATCAATTCGATCCAATTCACAAAAGAGTCATATCGCATACAAGACATCATAGTAACAAAAGTGGATCTAGAGGAAGAGACGGAGATAATGGATCAAAACCAAATATAGAGTTGCGTGACGGAATAGATGGTTTAGACGGAGATCTTTGTATTCGTGTTATTCCAATGTCTGAACCATTACTTGATCTAAATTCTAATCTTGATCCCAACTCTAATTTGTGTGTATATAAATCAATATATGATATTCACATAAAAGATTTTACAATTCGTAACAAGAATAAATCAAATATATTTGAACCTGGTGATATAATATATATCGATGGTATTGTAACAGTTAACAAAGGAGGAATGCCAACTCCTCGATTTCAAAAAATATATATTAATCTTAAAAAACAAAATAATACTAAAGTAAATATAATAACATTAAGTAATGAATTACCTTTTCTTAGTCCATCAATATTACCCCACAGTGATCATATTGCAATAGGAGCAATTGAATGTAAAATAAATGATTACAATGGAGAAATAAATAGTAAATGTATAACAATGACCGATAATATTATATTGCAATCATCTCTGATTAATAGACGATTCATGTCAACTTTATCAAAACAAATAGTCATAACATATCCTATTGAAATAACTAACATTAAGTTTTTAGAAAGTATATGTCCCGGTGAAACAGCTAAATTAATTATTGATTTGAAAAATATATCCGACCGACCACTTGACATATCAAGAAATATACAAATTGGTTTAAGATTCACCGATAAATCGATAATACTGTACGATGAATCTCTTAATCAACTACAAAAAAATGGTGATATGTATATCGTCGATGTTGATTATATTCAAGAAGAAACAACACAACAAGTATGTGTATTAGTACACATCGATAAAAATGGTTACAATCTTACTGATTATAAATTGGTCATAGTCAATATTGATCTTTTCATCAGTAAAAATACGAATGATTATGAAACTGATGGAAATAACAACTCTGAACTCACTAAATTATTTAGAAGTAAAACGAATTATAATTCGATAACAAGTGGCTCCACGAGTATTATTGATACTATTGATATCGTTGATAATAATAGTACAATAAAAGATAGAGAAAAGATATTAATACAAAAAAAAACAAAACAATTTCAAATTAGTCATCCATACATTGAGATAAAACACAATATTACAAATAAGACATTTAACAAAATACTATTAATAACAGGATCAAAAACTCAACAAGATGATATCGATGCTTGGACACAAATATATAAAATACTTAATATTGATACGTATGTACTGAATATCGATAGTGTCGGAATAGATATGACCAAACTATATGATTTAAAAATTTGTGGAATAATTGTTTTGAATAATTCAGATAATATATATACATTAATCAATCGTAGGGATTTTTATATAAATTGTCTTTCGAAACTCAAAGGATATAAAATTAAATTATTTGTCGATAACATAAGTAATGATAGTGGAATTAAATTTATTGGTCAAATACTTTTATCAAATGTTCCACAGCTATATGAAGATAATCAACACCATATGACAATATTCAAAACAAAAACTGAGTTACATGAATCTATTTCCAATACAAATATAATCAATAATGTTTATAAATTTCACCCAATTGACGCATATTATGTATTTAATCCCAAGAATAATGATGTATATGTAAAAGCAAAGGAATTACAACAATCATTTGCAAATAATTATCCGACAAAAAGATTCATAACAGTGTATGATCCTAAAATAGAGAAAGCAAATGGATTTTGTCTTTACGAACTGAAAAATATCACGACATTACAAATATTAAATGATAGTTCAACGCCGTACATTATGACATCATCTGTTACAATGAAAAATTCTGTCAATGGAGAAAGTAAAAAATATGCAAGAGCACTCATTATGATCGATTTTGATAGTAAAATTGATTTACTACACGGACTAACTAATAATAATAATTATAATAATAATAATTATAATAATAATAATAAGGAAAAATCAGATATGAAGATAAATATTTCGAATAATATTATTGATGCAATATGTGAAAGTATAACATTTGACATTGTCTCAGAACAATACAGAATGATAAAATCAAATAACGATAAAATCAAATTAGATCCTTCGTATGACTACATAAGAAATCATACAAAAAAATTATATTCATTGTTAGACAAATTACAAATGTCGATCAAAAACAATGAATATAATGCAGCTCAATTCATGCACGATATTGTCCAGAACGTATACGATATAAATAAAAATCAATATGATTTGGAAAGTATTTTTAGTTTTCAATCAATAGTAAAAAAAGTATACCATAATACTATTGATATTATTAATAAATTTAATATTGAATTATCGACCAATGATATTAGTAAATATAAAAATGTCACAATAATAAAATTTATTACAGAATATTTAGAACAAACTCATGTAGTTAGTGATTATAATAACATCGAAGGTGTCTACAAGCTAGAAGATTTCACTGGTGTTTATATGATGGAAGATTTAGCCCGCATTGATAAAAATAATCAAGAAAATTTAAGTAAAATAAATAAAGTACATGAAGAGGTCAATAATAAAAAAAAAGAATTACTAGTAGTGTTACCAAGTGCTCCTATTGATGATGAATATGTAGAAAAATCACAAATTGATTTCGATCAAAATAATAAAAATAATAAAAATAATAAAAATAATAATAATAATTTATATCCAGAGTTGCCACCGGAGTATTCTGAATATTAAATGTTAAATATTAAATATTAAATATTATGTATATAATGCATATTATGCACAGATTCCTTTAAAAATTTTTTTATTTAATTTATTTAGTTGGCACATAGGGATTTTTGGCATGAATACATTTTCTGAGGGAATTAGTCTGGATAACATTGCTGGTTCAGAACTTTTACAGGGACAATAACATTGACAACAATCCATTTTACCTTTTTTAATTTCTGATCTGTAAATACAATCACGAAATAATGGTTCAATGAATTCTCGATTTGAGTTTGATGGACATATTCCTTTTGGGACAAATCTAAAAAATCTAAGACAGTATTGAAACCCACCCATCATTAATTCTTATGTATGTAAATTTACGGGTAATTATCCACTGTAATGAATAAAGCTTTACGCGTAGTATGAAGTAATGTTGAATTACAATAAGAATAATAGATAATATATCATTCAATTTTTTACAGAATTTAATTTCAATAAATAAAACAAATATATTCCCAATAAACTACAATTTTTTTATAATTTGAGTTATTAGATTTTATTTTTAATATATTGGTTAAACAAGCTGTAATTTTTATCTTTTTTACTATAGACTGCAAAAACAATTTTCTCAAAACATTTATCATATTTTTCGAGACATTTATTGTAAATATCAATTACTTCGTTAACAGGATTATGATATGCACCACATCCAAGTGCACCCAATACCAAAACGCTTTTTTTATTTAAATATGCAACACGAAATATGTTATCTATAGCTTTTGTCATAATTTCTTTATCAATATCAGTATATTTTTCTATTCCTGTTGTAGTATCGCGAATAGTATCAGGATATTTTAATGCAGAAGATGCAATAAATGATATCGTAAACGGTGATTTTATATCAGTATAATTTTGATCTTTGACAATAGTGACAGTGGGACTAAATATTACATCACCATCTGCAAGTCTATAAAAATGCTCCTTAAGTGTCAAAAAATAATTTGTTCTTCGGAATAGTTCTTCTTCTTGTGCTGCACTTCCTTCTTCTACACCTCCTCCCGGTCTATATGTTGAGGCCATATTTAGTGCACATATTTTATTTACATGAAAAACCTCTAGCAAATTTTTACAGCTGACCAATGTATCCTCTTTTATTACTTCAATATTTGTTTTTTCAAATAATGGTTTCATATCTATATTTTTTAAAGTACTATAAGAATATTTTGTTGAGGCATTACACTTTATTTTTGAATATTTATTGAAACACTTAGTTTGTGTATCTTTATAAATAGCACGTAATTTTGGACGATCCATTTTATATAAAGTATTTTTATTTATTAATGAAGTATGTAAATATATAAGTATATAAGTGTTTATTTATTCATTTTTATATAGCTTATCAATTGACGTGTATTCCCATACATTTCCGGACCAGTTTTATATTTATATTTGAATCCATGTTTTATATAAATATTGTGTTCTTTTCTGTAATTATCGGACATATCATCTAATTCAATGTGTACGATCCCAATATCAAACATTTTAATTATTAATTTTCTTAACAGATATCTACCTATTTTTTTATTACGAAATTTTTCCTCAACCCATAAATTATGTATTATGCCACGCCTTTTATTGCCGATTATTTCATAAGATCCTTGGATGTATCCTTTGTACGCCTTATTTTTATTTTGATTTTTATTGTATTTGTATTTTAACAACATAAATTAAATGATAAATAATTAATTAATTGATAAATAATTAATTAATTGATATCGATATTATAAATTTCTTTCAAATTTTTTTTAATGCTATCAATTTTATCGAAACAGATCATATTTAAATTTTTGGGAATTAATTTTAGAACAGTTTTCTTAGATAATTTATGTTTCATAGATAATGCCATATTTATTGGTATGTAGTTAAGCATATCAATTAAAGATATATTATTTGCTGACGTCAATGTTAATACAATATGATCGGTACAATTTTTTTTTGATAAATACAGATGTAATGGAGTGAATCCTCTTCCATCTGTATAATTAATAATATCAAATCCTGATAGTAATTTAATTATTTCGATATCGATATCTTCATAAATTTTAACATACATGTGTAATGGAGTCGACATATCAACTTTAAAATATATATTGTATTCTGATATAGCTTTTTTAAGAACGTGAGATGGGTATTTTTTGTTAATTAAATGGAATAATAATTTTGTGTCTCTGAAATTAATGTTTTTTTTTGTTAGTAAGTAGTCGATATATTGTAACATTCCTTCTTTAGGAAAATATTCGATAAATTGACCAACTAAATTGATATTTTTATCATCAAACAAATGTTTACACTTATCTTTAAATTTTATAACAAATGGTAATGTATCATATATTAAATCTGATTTTACGGTACTGCTTGATCCAATAAAAGTTTTACTTATTATATTTAATAAGTGATCGACGTCGTATTCGTCAGCTGTTTTGAATATATATTTGAGAGAACTCGTCGTCATAGAACTATATAGTTCTTTTCTTGGCAAAATATATGCCCATTTAAAACATGACACATAACTAACTACTAAAACTACAAAATTATGTTTATCTTTGTATGGTCTCATTGTGAAAAATGGATGATCTAATTTTGTCGCGATAATGTCACCTATGTTATTACATATAGCTGAATTATTACATCCCGGAGAATCAAGATCAAATTCGTAAGGTATTTCTGTATCATTCATTAAATAATATTTTATAGGAGTATTTATATTTACACCGACAATTGCTTCTAATTTATCAAATAAATCGTATGATTTAGCAATTATTTGAAAGATTTTAACTATATGCGCATTATAAGTTTCATCATAATATACTAAATCAAAAAGTTTACTAAAGTCAATATTACTTGGGATTTTGACTGCAGCAAATTTACTTGATAAAATATTATCTAATAATTTTTTCTCTTTATCATTATTAAAATCCTCATCAAGTGGAATTGTTATATTTTCGTTTAATGATTTTGCAAAATCTATTTGTTTGATTTTAACAATTATGTTTGTTTGACATATTGAGCATTTAGTTAATTTGTTAATACACATGTAACAAAAGGTATGTCCACAATTCGTTATAACTGGATATGTTGCTGGGGATTTTGCAAATTTTTCAAAACATATTGGACATTCCATATGGTAATATATATAAAATATGTGAGATATATCAGATTATTATATGTTAATGATTAATTTGAATTAATAATGAATCAATTTATCAATTTTTATATAAATCATTACACCACTGTTCTTAGCAAACAAAATGAATATATTATTTATAAAATGAATAATCTTTTGATTATTCGTTTTTATTTCCTCATGTTGCAGCCGTTGTAGTACCAAAAATGGCACGTCCTACCATATAAACTCACTTGTATTTTAATCACGGATTTTATCGATATTTAACATTTGATTTTTCATCTTTGATTAACTGAATTTTAAATTTTAAATCTTGATATTTGAACTATGAACTTTGAACTTTTACGAGTTGCTATACATTATAGTAATTCATTCATTAACATGCGAATGATAACATGAGACGTTTTCTTCTGGGTTTCACAACATGAGGAGTAAATTCATTAAATTATTTGTTCGTTTGTTAGTTTATACTTCAATCATCGTCATACAGTTGGATTCTGATAATACAAAATCAATATTCGCTTCAAATTCTGTTACATAATTGTCGAGATCTTCGATTTGTTTGTCAATTTTAAGTGGATCAAATACCGTCACCGGATCATTTTCCCACATACCTTTTGAAATGGTTTCAATTGCATGTGGATCAACTTTTGTACCATTGTCTTTTGAAAATATTTGTCTTACATTTTCATCTATTTTTACTTGTACCCTTTCTCTATGTGTTTCGGCTTCCCGTGTTGTATTATTTCGTTGTTGTTTCAAAGTATTTAATAATAATTTTGTATACTCAATTGTTTTTTTCTTTTCGATTGCTTCTGCCACTGTTATTGATTCATTACAGATTTTAATGTGTGTGGTTGCATTACTATGAATGATTAAAGCCTTTATTTTTTCACGTTGTCTAATTAGGTCGTTTATTGATTGATATGTTGATGAAATTTGTTTGTTGAATTCGTTCTCTTGTGTATTGTAGTTGTTCTTTTTTGTTTTACATAAAATGAATGAAGTGTTTGTTATTAATTTGTTGATCTTGCTATCAAGAGTCTTCAACTCGACGAGTGCGCGAGTGATTGAAATTTGATTCTTTGACATTATACAATGTATGCGTAAACTACCAGTATTATTAAATATTTAAGTGATTTACTTTAAATGAATACACAAATATATATATAATTAAACGCAAATAAAAATTGATACTTTTAATTATTGATATATACTAAACAATTTGAACGATAATTATACTCGAGGTGGTTTTATTTGTATAATAAATAATTAAATGGAATCATTCAAGAAGCTCATTTCTGGAGATGACGGGGGTCAAAGTTCTGCATCAAATTCATTTCTCTCTGGAATGTCTGGACTAAATCCTTTTGGTGAGAATGATGACGGGTGGAATATTGGAAAATATTTTGAACTGTCGTACACACATAGACTATATGGTTTTATCGCGAGTTGTGGTCTTGGTTTGTTATTTTCTCTTATAGGTACAATCTGTATTTTCTTCATGAAGTTGACAGCATTTGCTGTTATGTATTCATTTGGTAGTGTTTGTATGATTATATCGACAATGTTTATCGTCGGACCCGTCAGACAATTTAAAAATATGTTTAATCCAACACGTTTGATTGCAACATTTGTATTTCTTATAAGTATAATCTTGACAATCTGTGCTGCAGTTGCGTGGAATAATGGTGTTCTATGTATTATCTTTCTTATTATCCAGATGTGTGCATTTGTTTGGTATATGTTATCATATATTCCTTTCGGTCGTGACATATGTTGTTCATGTATGAAATCAATTGTTTAAAGTAAACAATAAATAATATATTCATAAAATTAATTATATAAATTAATTTATTTAGTTTATTTAGTTTATTATGCTATCATAATCGGATCTTTTATAACGTTGTGTATAACCAATAATAATAAATGGTGTCGCAATCAGGACCAAAATCGTCAATAGTAAAAAAACCATAAAAACAATAAATAGTGTAATATTACTATAATCACAAAATTTGTATACGGGTTTATTATTATTATCACCTGTTCGAGATGCTTCATCACATATTGCTACCAAACGTGTATTAATATCGTAGTAGGCAACAAAACTATAACAAATATTTAAACATCCCTCATATGTATAAATATTCTCGTCAATTGGACCTTCCAACTCATGTTTAACATCGATGTCTGTAATATTTTTATCATATATAATGTATTCCGCTGGTTCATTTGGAAACCATATTATGATTACGTCTTTTGGTAAAGAGACATTTAAGTATGTTGGATATTGTGTCACATTGACAGGATAAAAATTTTGTCTTGAATTAAAACCATTCATATAAGTAATACCAGTCGATGCTGTGATTATTATGAATGAAACAACTAAAGACATCAGTAAACATATTAATTTACCGAAGGAAATCATTATGTTACGATTAAAATCTTGGATTATGTTTAATTTTTAATAAAAAATTTATGAGTAGAATAGTTTTAGATGTTAGGCATTCAATTTTATTTTATTTGTTATCTCATCTAGTTTTGTTGGAATTTTTGATACAACATTTAAATCATAATTATTATTAGTTCCAAATAGTTCCCCGTAAATAACACTACGTGGTGAACTTTCAAGGAAATTAATAAAAGAATCCTTACTTATTGTAACATTTTTTAGATTGCCATACTCCGTAATATATGAACTGGAACTAAAATTGGAATTGGAATTAGAATTTGATTTTTTATCTAGATGAGCAGCATTGAGTAATTTATTACCATATATAAAACACAACAATATTTTATCGGCGAGTTCGAATTTTTTTATTTCTTCCAAATTTATATTATTATCATTACTTTCTGATTGTTTATCTTGATTTTCAAATATTTTTAAACAATTATTTTTTAATTTATGATACTGTTCATGCGCTTTATTAAGAATATTTAATTTTATAAATTTTTCATATGCCCATTGGTTTAATTTTTCCTTGTCTTTATTTCTTAATGATCTATATTTATTGATTATTTTATACAAAACAATGTGATCACCGTATGGATGATTTAATTTTTTTATTGATTTTTTATATTTATCCATTAATCTCTTATAATTACCGTTATCTTCTTTTCCCGGCATTTTTGGTTTAATAAAAAGTTCACCCATATTATTTTTCATAACATCAAGTAAAGAAATAACACTCGCAACTTCTCTCATACAATTCAATTTATAAGCTAATAGTAGACAAACTCCATCAATAGGATCTGTTTGCGTTTCTACAATTATTTCACCTAATTTTGTTATTTTACTATCATCCACTAAATTTAATTTTTGTAATGTATCAATAAACGAATCAACATATTTTTTTGTTGGTGGTTGAATAAAATTGTCTAACATTGCACGTAAATTATCAATAGTGATGACCTCTGGTAAAGCTAACAAACGTAAACATTCCCCATAAATATTACTTGTTAAAATATCTGGTTCTGGATATTTCTTCATTCCATTCGTAAATGTATCCTCAGTATATAAATGATAACAAATGCCTGGTTCTGTTCGTCCTGCTCTTCCCATTCGTTGTTTTGCTTGAGCTTGGGAAATTAATTGTTTTTCTAATATTTTTGCTCTATAAAGGGGATTATAATAACTTGATAATTCGTAACCAGAATCAATAACATATTTAATACCATCAATAGTAAGTGATGATTCTGCCACATTTGTCGCAATAACTAATTTTCTATCATATTTGTTGCTTATTACTTCATCAGGTTTATTCAACGACAATTCAGAAGTATTGACTAAATTTCTGGCAAATACAATTTCAGGAACATTGATGAGTTTATATTGATCCCTATCTTGGGCTAGAAGTTGGTTTTTTTCATTTATTCCTGCATAAACTTCAATACAAAAGACATTTTTATTTAAATTGTTATTAGGGGAATCAAAATTTTTGCAAAAATCTAATGTTTCGTTTATACTTGTAACAAAAAATAATATATCATGTGCCTTTATCATGTTGGATTTTGTTATAATATCTGTCCTAATTATTTCATTAATAATTTTATTTCCTTCTTTAATGTATTCATTTTGACCCATTGTTTTCCCAGAGGTTATTGAATTATCAAGGAAAATAGATTTTATGGGGTAATTAGTGGCTGATCCAACATTTATATTTATGAAATTCAAACCGGAAAAATATTTTTCAAATATTGTTTCATCAATAGTTGCACTCATTATCACTAATTTAAACGTCGGTCTCAATTTAATTGTTTCACGTAGTAAATACAACAGAAAATCAATTTGAACCTTTCTTTCGTGTGCTTCATCTATAATCACAGCATCGAAATCCTTCAAATAGGGATCTTTTATTAACATAGATACAATCGTTCCGTCTGTCGCATATAATAAATTAGTTTTATCAGATTTTTTCTTTTCTCCTTTGAATTGGTATCCAACTTGCTCGCCTAATTTTACATCCAATGTTTCTGCTGCGAATTCAGCAGCACTTTTTGCAATTATTCTCTTTGGTAAAGTAACTACAATTCGTGTATCTTTGTTGTAATTAAATGCATGTAACATATATTTCGGAATTAAAACAGTTTTACCAGATCCTGTCCCAGAAATGATTAATATCACTTGATGGTTCGATATATCATCAATTATTTTTTTTGCGGTTTTATACGCTGGAAATTTACTCCATATTTGACCCAATGTTTTATAATTATCACTATATGGTAATCCATTCAGAGGATTAAGATTTTTTCCTGTTATATCCAAGATGCCAATATCATTACTCATGAATCTAATTGGTTTGTATATTTATTATATCTTGTGATATTAATAAAAAATTATAAAGAATTATATTCATAACATTGTTAGATGTTATGATAACCCTTTCAATTGAATCTTTAGATTCGTTCTTAGCGAATGTATTCATAACATTGTTAGATGTTATGATAACCCTTTCAATTGAATCTTTAGATT